AATAATGATTATGCAGTTAAGGTTTTAAAGGAAAAAGGATATGCAGTTGAGGAGCTTAAGGCAGAAAAGGAAAAGGTGAGCGAAGATGTACACTAATGCAAGTGTTACTTATTATTCGCATACAGATATAGGCTTTCTGCGGCATTATATAGAAGATGTATTTGTAATGAGTGATACACAGGATAGTGTAAGCAAGGACGGAAGCACCAGAAATGACAACTTAAAGATATACATTCCAGCAGAACAGGCTAAAGGAATTGTATTCAAAGTTAAAGATTTAGTTGTTAAGGGACTGTGTGAGGTTGAATTTGACAATCAGTCAGATAAGGGAATATCAGACAGCCTGAAAGAATTAAAACGCAGTACAAGGGTGTATGAAGTATATCAGGTTACAGAGAAATTGTACGGCAGTAAGAATATGCAGCACATAGAATTGGCAGGAAGGTGATTATATGCACTTTACAATCCACGGAAATATGAATATATCCCTGAAAGACTTTGCAAGGAAAAGAAAAGGGCTTCAAAGGGGTGGACCTGTACAGAAGTTCATTGACAACGAAGTTATGAAGCAGATGTCACCAATGATGCCGAGGGCTTCAGGAACAATGATACAGAGTATGATTACAAATACAGTTATTGGTTCAGGATATGTTAATGTCAATGTTCCATATGCACGATTTACATATTATGGAAAAGTTATGATATATGAGCCGACTGGAAGCACATATGCACCAAAAGATGGGAAAAAGATAGTAACACAGACTGATTTAAAGTATCAGGAAGCGCCAACACGAGGAGCTTTTTATTTTGAGAGAATGAAAAAGGCAAAGAGAGCACAGATACTTAAAGGAGCACAGGAGATAGCCAATAAATTATGACAATATTAGAGATTACAAAGCAGATAATTAATGAATACCCGCACATAGAAGAATTTACTAATAATATCCACTATGATTTCTCAGATGATACTGAGGGCGAGGCAGGATTGTATATTGCTGGTGACAGAAAAATATCTGAGGATGTACTGGGTAATCAGATGAGGCAGAGTGATATGATTATGTACGCTACCTGTCAGGCGGCATCTGACTATGACAGATTAAATAACAGTAATTTCCTAAGCAATTTATCCTGGTATCTTGAGAATGTTGAGCAGGGTGCATACGAGGTGACTATAGGAGATGATAACAATGTTAAAAAGGGGAAGCTTGAACAGATAAGCTGTTCCAACGCAATGCTTATAGCTTATCTTACAGATGAACTTACAGGACCTGTAAGATATCAGTTACAGATAACAGCACAGTATAGAATTGATAATTAGGAGGAAAGCAAATGAATAAAGACGGAATGAACCTGCAAAGATTTGGACAGGAAGGTGTAGGCAAGTTAAAGAGAAGCCATCTTTTACATTATATTGATGCCTCATTCGGAGGCACAGATCCAGTATGGTATCTGATAGGAAAAGACGTGGAGGATATGAGTGTGGAATTAAATCCGGATACAGAAACCAAGAAAAATATCCTTGATGAAACATCTGTACAGGATAATGGCTATGAGCCAAGCATAGAAGTAGATACATACTATGCCAATACAGAGGACAGTATATATCCAAAGCTTAAGGATATTGCTATGAACAGGCTTACAGGAGATGACTGTAAAACAAAAATTCTTGAAATCATCGTTGATAAGAAAACAGGACCATTTGATGCGTGGACGGAAGATGTTGTGGTTAAGCCTACAAGCTATGGTGGAAAGACAGGTGGTGTGGCAATTCCATATACAATAAGCCTTAATGGCAACAGAAAACAGGGTACAGTAACAATGAACGATAAGACACCAACATTTGCAACAGTATAAGGAGATATAAAGTATGTCTAATATGGAAAATTTATCATTTGATGAAGGCCTTAAAAGTTATAAGATAAATGGCGACCCTAACAGAATATTAAGGTTTAACCCAGGGGATGTGAATATACTTACAAGGTATAAAGAGGTTGTAAATAATCTTAATAATATAGCAAAGGAGCTTCCTGATGCAAAGATTAAGCCAGATGGAACAGCAGAGGATAATGCAGAGATAGTAGGAGCACAGCTTACAGCATTTGATGAGGCACTTAAGAAGCAGATAAATTATCTGTTTAATGCAGATGCGTATGATGTTTTATTTGCTGGACAGAGCCCTTTGTGCAGAGTAGGAACAGGGCGAAAGCTTCTGTGTGAAGAAATAATTGAGAAGCTTGGAAGATTAATTGGTGATGAGTGTGGAGAAACTGTTGACAATGTAAATCTTCGTGTAAGTAAGTATACTGCTGAGTACGAAGGTAACAGGGAGTACCGCAGAAATAAAAATAAGCAGTATAGGAAGAATAAAAATTACAAGAAACAATTCTACGGGGTGTGATTATGAAGGGGCTTCCAACCGAACTTGAGGTTAATGAAAAAAGATATAGGATACGGTCCGATTACAGGGATATATTAAAAATAATACAGGCTTACAATGATCCAGAGCTGGAAGAAAAAGAAAAGTGCTATGTGGCATTAAAAATATTATATATAAATTTTGAAAATATTCCAGAAAAAGATATGGAAGAGGCTTATAGAAAGGCTGTATGGTTTATTGATTGTGGAGAACAGTATACAGAAAAGACCACACAGGAATTAAGGCTGATGGATTGGGAACACGATGAGTCTATTGTAATTCCAGCAATTAATCGTGTGGCTGGCAGAGAGGTAAGGACAGCTAAATATATTCACTGGTGGACGTTTATAGGTTTATATATGGAGATTGGTGAGTGTGTATTTAGTGAGGTTGTATATATAAGGCAGAAGCTGGCCAAACACGAAAGGCTGGAAAAGCATGAAAAGGTCTTCTATAGAGCTAATAAGGATATTATAGATTTGCCAGTAATAAAAGATAAGGAAGAACTTGAAGAGGAAGAGTTTATTAAAAATATGTTTGGTTAGAGGACTGTATGACAGCCCTCTATTTTTGTATGGAGGGCTTAAATGAGTGATGATGAGAGAAAGATAAGCTTTGATACTGGGATTAATCTTGATGGCTTGGAGAATGATACAAAAGAACTTAAGAGTATGGCTAACGATATAGCCAGAACAATTGAAAATATGGGAAAAGACATAGAAGATAATGTGTCTGGCATAAGTATGGAAAACATACAAAATTCTATGGAGGACCTTACAGCAGAAGCAATAAAATCAGCGCAGGCAATGCTAAAGGTAAACCAGATGATTAACAAGCTGGACGATGTTACAGGTCCGAAAGCTATATTGGATTCTATTAAAGAATATGAGAAAGAACTTGAAAAGCTTCAGGAAAGAATGGCTGGTTATTCTCAATTTGATATAGATGGACAGTCAGATGTTTATAAGCAGGATAAGGAAAGTATAGAGGAGTTAAGAAATTCCATAAATGCTGCAAAAGATGATTTAAGAAATTATTATATGCAGCAGGAAGCAGAAAAAATAGCAATTGATAATCTGAAGCAGAAAGCAAAGGATAAGGCAGCCGCAGAGAAAACAGCGGCAAAGGAGGCAGCAGAAGCTGTAAAACAGGCAGCAAGGGATAAGGCAGCCGCAGAGAAACAGGCAGCAGAGGAAGAAAAGCAGGCACAGAAAGAGATTGCAGCCGAGCAGGAAAAATCTATAGCAAGAAAGAGAAAGCTAGGCAGTGTTTGTAAAATGCTTGGCTCTCAGATAGGAAAGGTTGCAGGGAAAGCAATTGGAATGTGTGGTGCAATGGGCAAAGCCGATAGCAGAACACAAAAGCTAAGTGGAAGCTTAAAGAAATTAGCGGGCATTGCAAAGACAGCGCTTGTATTTAATGTTATAAGAAAAGGCTTAGATGCCTTAAGAGAACAGTTTGGAACAATGCTTAAAGCTAATGCTGAATTTAGTTCCTCGCTGGCAGTTGTTAAAGGTAACCTTGCAGTAGCTTTCCAGCCAATATACGAAGCGGCTATGCCATATATTAATATGCTTATGCAGGGGCTTAAGACACTTACCAATCAGCTTGCAGT